CATCTTCATACTCAGGTTGCATTGCTTCCATGATTTTATCAAAGATTTTCTTACCATACTTGAAGAGGAAGACTTTACCTTCATTTTGAGGATTTGTAGGATCCTTGACCACATAGATGTTACTAATGTAGGTCAGTTTACGCTTCTGTTTGCGAGCAATTTCTTTACCAGCATCAGTTCCATTATTCCATAGTTGGGAATTTAGTTCACCAACAGGATCTTTCTGTCCGATGGTACTGAGGTTGTTTTCGATGTACCAACCACCAGGGCCTTGGAATGCATGAGAATAGATTTTGGCGAAAGGAAGATCTTCACCATCAGGAGCAGGAAGGAATCGGATTACGGCATAACCGTTCTGTGCTTTATCACATTCGAGTTTCCAGAACCTTTCATCTTCTGAACCCCCTGCGTTATTCATTTTATCGACTTCTTTCACCAACTTAGCAGTGAGAGAACCGAGACTGGACTGTTTTTTAAGATTTGCGAATGACATTTTGATTTTTTGGATAAATTGGATGTTTTGGATTTACTTAGATATTATAACAAGAATTGTCTCTTTAGTCAAGATAGGTCTTCAGAGATTCAATCGTCTTATTCATATTATTGAAAAGTAAATTGATATCAGTGTCTTCAGGGAATCCCATTAAAAGAACTGATTTTTTTAGATTCTCTTTCATTTCTATCGCTTCTGGATCATCAGAAAGAGAAAGTCTAGTATACATGATTCTCTGCTTTTCTAGCAAGAGAGACATTTTGTCAATGTGTTCAAGTTTATCTTCACGATTCATTCTACCGAAAGAAAAGACACTTCCATAGACAAAATCTTGAAGGTCATTAATTTCACGTAGTTCTTGTTGAATAAATTCCGAATTGAAAAAATTACTCATCGATAATATTTTTTAGAAGTTTCTTATAATTGAACACATTGATATTTAGAAATGGTTTGTACTTGGATATTTTCAGACCTACGGTTTCCCACACAGGGTCTTGGAGTTTTTTGTCGAAGTTTGCCGAGTATCCAAATATTATATCATAGATTACCAGGATTTCAATAGCGAGGTCGCCCCCTAGGAATCGCTTCAGAAGAATTGGGTGTCCTCTGGAGCAATTGAAGACATCTGGTAATTTGTTGCTGGATAGTAATTCACTGGATTGTTCTCTGAACAAGTAGCTTAAACTCTGTTGTCGTTTTGTCCATTCTGTATAAATTGTTTCTCCGTTGTTGATAATCTCACCAATCCAAAGATTTGAGGGATTGTCGGAAGAAACAAAATTGGAAAGAAAATAATCTTTAACCTCATCATCTGACTTTTTTCTTGACATCTTCTCATAAAAATATTTGTCACGACGCTTATTAAAGGAATCCATAGATACCTTTACCTGACCATGATATTTTATATAATCGTATGATTTTGTCGAAAAGTGTCTTTTAAATGCCAGATATTGTTTATAGCATTCGTAAGGACTCATACGGGAAGTCGTGCCTTCGAAGTTTTCTTCATAAAATTGAGAGTAATCGCATCATGTTTCAGACGCTCTTTGAGAGGTTTCGAAATAAGTTTGGAAACTGATTCGATTTCAATTTTATTAATTTCACAATATTGTACGATTGCATCAATATAGTTACATTTTTCCTTTACTACAATTGTTTCTATTTCTAGAGAAAACTTTGAAGGAGTCAGAAACTTATCTTCTATAACTTTTTCTAATTCATTATTAGGTTCCATATGACTTAAGTTTATCTCCAACAAATTTTCTAATATATTTGCTGAGTAATTTGATGTACTTTGATTTGTCATATTCTTCATAAACTACACATTCTCCATTTTCACAGGCCATGATGATAACAAGTTTTTTGACGGATATACCAGTCAATTCATAATACATGCAAGCATATGCTACTGCCTGTACAAAATAATTTTCAATCCATTCTCTAGGTTTTGGTTTCTTTGAAGTTTTGAAATCTACGATTGCAAGTTCCCCATTATACTCAGCGATACAATCGGTAGTCCCAGCAATACCTAAGTATCTACTATATAGGGATCCTTCTAGGCAGTGAATATTACTGATATTATCGAGATCTGGTTTCGCAATTTCAAAAAGAAGTTGTGATAGAGGTTGAACTTCGGGAAGTTCTTTATTATACAGATAATTTTCAACCAATGTGTGCATGTCGGTGCCACGACTAGTTGATTGTTTGGTGATCTTATCTGCTTCAGCATCACCAACTCTTTTTCTCCATTTTACAAATACTTCTTTATTGAAGTGACTTGTGACCGAAGTGATGGAGACTAACTTTAATAGTTCATCCCCATCTTCAACTTTATAATATCTTACACCATCAATGGTTTCTCTTTCAAGTTTTGGAAGATTTGTATCTATATGTTTAAATCTTTCTTCATTACGAGAAACTTCGGGATGTAATTCATAATATTTTTCAATTAACGGATTTGGCATTAAGACCTCATTCTTCATTTATTATAGCACATTTATCATGATTTGTAATTTTATTCCACATTTTTCCATTTTTAATTTTGGTTATGTGTCCCTGGTTAACATTAAACATATTTGCTATTTGATTTTGTGTTAAACTACCTTCCCAAGAAAGATTATAAATTTGTAAAATTTGCTCTTCATTCAATTTACTCATAGGATGAGAAGTTCCAGGAAATCTATTATTTAATTTTTTAATTGTTTCTGGCGAAAACTTTCTCCCTTTATTTGCTTTTGAAATTTTTTCCTTAACATCATCAGTATGAAATTTACCATAAAAAGGATTTTTTTCACCTTTCATATTTTCGCTCAAATTTTTTTTATATTCATCTGAATGAGTTTTTCCATACATTCCATTTTTTTCGCCTCGCACTCTTTCATTTATTATTCCAGTTCCCTTTAATAAAGTATTTGGATTATGTAAAATTGAAAATCCTACAGATTTTTCATTAAAATTCATACACTTTGGATCATTTATATATTTGGAAATATATTCCTCCTCTTTTTTAAGAAGTTCTTCTTGGTTTTCACAAAATAAAATAATATCTCTTTTTAAATTAGATTTATCTTTAATAGATCTTATCCATTTACCACTACCAAAATATCCATCATTTATATCATTGGTAGTATGCCTACCATAATAATATAAACCAGAAGAAGAATATGTTTTATAAATGAAATGAAACATGAAATAATAGGTATAGTAAAAGAATATTTAATTATTTATAGTCCAAGTTCATGTTTAGCAATTAGATATTCCTTAACTAAACCTGAGCGAATCACATCCTCAATGCCAAACTCTATTATATCAAAGGATGGCATTTTACGCAAGATGCTCATGAAGTCGATGATCCCATTACGCTCATTGGTCTTGATGAGGTCAGATTGACTGGCATCACCACAGAACATGATCTTAGAATTTTCCCCAACACGGGTGATGATAGAATCAAGTTCGTGGCTCGTACAGTTCTGAAACTCATCCACAATTATAATGGAGTTGTCAAGTGTGGTTCCGCGAAGAAATGAAGTGCTCCAAAACTTAATGGTCTCTTGGGATTTAATGTTTCCATACAGCATCTCAAATTGAGATTCTGTTGACATTTGGAACATATATTTCACCATATTCTTATAAGGAATCTGGTAAATATCTGACTTATCCTCATAAGAACCAGGAAGAAAACCAATTTCTCTGGTTGCTACAAGAGATCTAACAAGATATATTTTTTCGAATGGTGTTTTTTCATCTAGGACTTCTCTAAGAGCATTATAGAGAGTAATGAAAGTTTTACCAGTTCCGGCACAACCATAAGCAACGATATGTTTTTGTGAGGCATAAGAATCAAAAAGTTTTTTTTGATTGTCAGTTAATGGTTCGACATTAATTAATGAATCAGAGTTAATTGGTTTTTTAGTTTTTCTTTGTCGTGTAGAATCTCCAAATTCAGTTTGCTGATCGTTAGACTTTCTTCTTCTTGCCATATGTTTAGTTTAGATTTTTTTTACTCTTGAACCAGGAGCCTTGCTTGCCTTATGAAGTACATCGTTCCATCCAGGGTTTTTGGCGATTAACTTATTTTGCCAATCTCCAACTTCCCCTGGGGTTGCACAACCTTCAGACCAATTCCGTTTCCATTCGGGGTTGTCCTGATACCACTGTGTGATGTCATGAACACTCATTTCAATCACTTTCGTCTCACCAGTTTCTTTGTTTATAATCGGATAAATTGCCATTGTTTATAATAATTTACAAAAATATTTATGGACTCAAACGTGCCTTATGAAGCCTCTTCTCTTCATAATAACTAAAGATCTCAGGAACCCATGGTTTGATCACGGGAACCATACCTTCACATAATGCCTGAATTTCTAACTGGGCATCCAGTTTTGCTCTAAGATCTAAGAAATGAAGTG